TGACCTTTAGCTAACATATCATTCATTTCTTTTTCAAATTCATGATAGGGTGTGCCATATGCTTCTTCCACATAAGGGAAAGATTCAAAAGTAAAAATAACAGGGATTGAAACACCCTGTATCTTAATGCTATTTCTAGTTATATTTACATTTACTAAATCACTTAAACGTGCCATAATTACCCTCCTTATTTACCTGCTTGAGTCGTTCCACCTAGCTGCGCTAGTTGAGATTCATCACAAATTACTTGTTTTAGGAAATCTTCAGCTTTAATTCCTTTTGCCTCTGGATCACCAGTATCTAATTCAGCTTGTGTTACATCATTAAATAACAATGGATCTGCTGTAATTGTGTAAGCAATATCATCCACAGTCATTTCATCACCTTGTGTTTTCCAAGATTCTTCCACTGGAGCAACTGTACATTTTGGATACCAACGTAATATTTTTGTTCCATCATTTAAAGGGAATACAACACCTACTGCGAACTTTGGATACGCCTTCGCCTTCGCTGTTTCAAAAGACACGCCTTTTTTACGTGTTTTAGCAAAGATTTTATCTTTCACTTCACGATTTAGACCAGCAAGATTAAAAGCTAATCCAAACGCTGTATTTTTGACAATGTTAATAATTTTTTTGTTAGATGCCCACTTTGTAAAATTAGTAGAAGTAGTGGAAATCGTTAAATCAGAAATATTCGTTTGTCTATAAACAATATCCTCATAAGTTGGTAGTGCACTAGAAGTTTCATTTCCCTTCATCAAGCATAGATATAAATCTTCAATCCCTACGGAATATTGAATTTCTTTATTTTCAATTGTCATGTATATCATCCTCACATTCTATCTATTATTTTTTGTGCCATAATATCAGCAATTTTATCCCCTTCTGCATCAAAGGTATTCTGAACAAAATGTTTTCCTTTCACACGCCCCTTACCTTTTGCTTTTTTGTGACCATGTTCAACTAAATACCAATACCAAGCTTCATCTTTAAATTCCACAGATACACGATCATCTTTCACAACAACCTTTAGGCTATCCCTTAAATGTGTCCGCTTGTTTTTATTGGATGCTTTGATTTTTGGTTTTAATTTACTAGCAAAATACTTGGCTGCTTCATCTAACACATCCAAACTTACTTTTTTATTCACCCGTAATAGCGTATTGATATCTTCTAAAGCTTCAGCAAAGCCATTGTTATTTGAAGCCATTACTGGATACACCTCACGTACGTTATAAACTGCGTGATAGTGTCGTCATTCTCGTCATAACCCATCCCATCAAACTGAGAATAAGACACGCCTACTTCATTAAAAACAGCCTTTAATGGCTCATAATCTTTTTCAGTTCCATTTGTGATAACTGCAATTTGATAAAGTGGCATATCTTTTAAGACCTTATTAGAAGCCCTCTTATGTTGCTCATTCACAAATTCATACACAATATAAGGGTAATCTATCCCTGTAGGAGCACTATCACGAGAAACTGGAATACCAGATTTCTTCATAAGGCTTCGCAACTGTTCAAAATTAATTTGCATACGATAGTGACACCTCCATCATTCGGTCTTCTTCTTTTACATAAATGCGTTCAATGTTATAAATACGGCCACCAACTTTTACACGATAATTCTTTTGATTGTTTTCAATGTCACGATCAATACGAACTTCAATTTTCTTTACAATTTCATTCATATCTTTTGTTGTGTATTTATCAGTGGCCGTAACTCCAATGTTGTTATATCGAATTTTCCGTTCTAATGGATATCCCATCACAACACGGTCTGTTACTGGATCAATCGTCTCTCCTAATTTGAGTAAATTACCCATCCATTTAAGTTTATTCGTCTTCCTCTTCGGCATCATAAACCTCCTGGACAAAGAATGGTGTCAATGCATCCAAAGCTTGTTCTAATTCTTTTTCAGCTACACGATATTCATAAAAAATACCTGCACACATAATGACCAGGTATTCCACTTCTCTTCCACATGCTTTTTTTACATATCGTTGACCTTGCTTAATATAAAAAGAGAGCATAGAATCATCCATACCCTCTTCCCAATGAATATGAGATTTTAATTTCTCAATTACATCATCCATATTAAGCCCCAGTAGAAGCTTTTAAAACATACTTATAAACCGGAACTTCAAATGGAGAATGAATTAATTGAGCATCTAGTAAGTTCCAGATACGGAAGCCTACACGGTTTGTACGTGAGAATAACTCAACTAACTTTTGTACTTCTAGTGATCCAATAACATCTTGAATATAGAACTTAGAGAAATCACCGAAATAGAATACCGGTGTATCTGGTGAATCAGGGATATCAATTGCATCTTCTTCCTCAACAGGGAAGCCTAATAATGTATAACCAATACCGCCCTCTGCTTGATTAAATGGACGAAGTAATGGGAAACCATCATCCGTTTTCATAGTTTCAATTTTTGTTAGTGCTGCTGTATTTAACACCCATCTTGCTTTTTTACGAATTTCTTTAACCGGTGTGTTTTTCATTTTTACTAATGCATCATAGAGATTTTTTTCATCCGTTTTAAATTCAACGGCTTTCTTTGCCAATGCACCATCATTTATATTATTAGCTTCATCGCCATTAACCATATATTGAGTTTCTTTACGAACATAAGCTTTTTTCAGCTCATCCATAACAATTTGTTCAATCGGTAAACCTGTACGTGCTAATAATTTTTTCGTCACTGTAGCCAGTGCATCAAATTCCGTTGGTGATAATTCGATTTCATCGAACTCGATATCCGTTTCTGGCATTTCATTATTTGTTCGCTCATTTTTATGACCTTGTGCTTCTGCCTTTTTAACTAAAACAGGATATTTAATATTTTCTTTTGTTTTTACTCCTGTTCCTAATCGACGTAAGAAGTTTTCTTCTTGAGCATACGTAATAATTTCTTTACTCAAGAAATCTGGAATCGTAACAGAACCATTACCAGTCACTAACCCTAATGCACGGGCTTCTTTTTCATCAATATTACCAACAATGTAGTTAGCAAATACGGAACGAATTTCTGTTTCTTTGTTTGCACGAGGACCTTTAGTAGAAAGAGCTGCTGCGATAGATGCTGAAATAGCAGAACGTTGTTCTTCTGACAGATCAGTTTTTACATCCGGATTTTCTTTTGCTGCTGGATCTTCTTTTTTCTCTGGATCATCGTCTTTCTTTTTAGCGGGATCTTCTTCTTTTTCTTTCTCCTCTAACTTTGCTAATTCCTCAGAAATAGTTTGAATTTCTTTTGTTAATTGCTCTACTTCTGCTTTTACGGCTGCTAATTCTTCTGAACGAACTTCATTTTTTTCTACTTTCCCTTGTAATTCTGCTAATCGAGATTTCGTTCTTGTTAAAGATGCATTTAAGATTTTTTTTAAATTCATTTTAATTTCCCTCCAAAACTTTTTTTATTTGTTTAATAAGATTGCTTCTTTCTTCTGTATCATCTTCCACAACTGTTTTTACAGCTGCTTCTTCACTTCTCATTTCAATCATGGCTGTATTTTCGCCCCTGGTTTCAATGGAAGTTGCAACATAGGCTGGTGTCATATCCAAAATAGAAACTTCTAAAAGCTCTAGTTCTTCAATAGAGCGTTTTTGAACACCAGATTCACCTTCTTCCCATGAATCTTTTTCAGAAACAAAACCAAATGACCAACCACGTAATTCTTTATTCCTTGCCTTCTTAATAACTTGTTCATCTGTAACCGTAGCGATGGCTCTTAAACCAATATTGTCTTCATACAATTCCAGATTTCCGTTTTCAATAGAACCAAGATTTCTATTCTTATCGTGGTTAAAAAGCAAGTCCACATTCTTTGCTTTCTTTAACGCTTTTTCAAACGTCTTAGGGACAATTCTCTCTTTGAAATATCCCCTTGGAGAAGGTAACATTCGACTTTCTCTGTCCACAACATTCACATATCCATCAAGTATAACTTGATTCCCTCGGACCTCAATTTTCATTCTCTTCACCTCCCCCCAATGAACCATCTGCTGCCTCTTTCTTGCCGATTTCAGTTACATCATTTGAAATATAAATGGCCTGTGATTCCTTTGTATTTTGTTTAGGGAATCCAAGCATATCGGCGACATTATCAGGTGAAGTAATGGCTGTACGTACAAGGTTATAACCGATATTTGTCTTGTTGCTATAAGTAACAAAATCAAGAATATTAATCTTGAATTTAATTCGTTTCCCAGAATTTTGGCCATAAAAAAGAAGACTCAAATGGTCTTCAAAATTTT